GTGGTAATGGTGGTGATGGTTATGTGAAGATTACTTGGTGGTAATAAATATCTTTAAGGAGACTAAAAGTAAATGGCATCATTAGACAGCAATAAAGTTACTGGTGTAAGTGTTGTAAGTAATGCAACTGATGCTGCAAGTAAGCAATATGTTGATAATTTTATAGGACAAGATATTCCTTCAACAACTGGAAATGCTGGAAAGTTTTTAAGTGCTGGTCTTAGTGGTGGTACTTATTGGATACTGAGAACTTCTGGTTTTGGTACTAATACAATCAATACTGTAACATTTGGAAATAATTTATATATTGCTGGTGGTGCTTCTAACACTGTAATGTGGACTCAAAGAGTACCTGGATTTGGTTCATCATCAATTTTTACTTTAATGTATGATGGAACCAATTACTTTGCTGCTGGTGCTGGTGGTGCATTAACAACCTCAACAGATTCTATTAATTGGGAATCAAGAACTTCAGGTAGAACAACTCAAATTGGATATGCAACTGGTGGTAATGGATTACTCTATGCCTCAGGACAAACAGAACCTTATGTATATGCTGGTGCTTCTGGTGTTTTAGCATCTTCTACAGATTCTATTGCTTGGTCATTAAGAACTTCACCAAACTCTACAATAGCAATTCAGGCATTAGCATTTGGTTCATTACCTACAGCAACTTATGTTCGTGCTACTGCTACTGCTGGAGAAATTGCAACATCAACCAATGCTATTCAATGGACACTAAGAACTACAGGTGATACGACTAACATTATTCAATCATTATTATACTCAACTGGTCCAATAGGACAAACTGAGTATTATATAAACTGTTGTGCTGCAGGAGTACTTCAAACCTCTACAAATGCAATTCATTGGACTGCAAGAACATCAGGAACAGCAGCAGCACTTCATCAACTTCTTTATGGAGGTGTCTATGTAGTTTCTGGTGCTTCTGGTGTTATCAATACTTCTACTAATGCTATTGAATGGACTCTAAGAACATCGGGAACTGCATCGGCACTTTATGGATTGGGTTATACTTCTGGTTCTTATGTTGCTTCTGGTGTATCTGGAGTATCTTTATATTCAACTGATGCAATATCTTGGTTATTGAGAACTTCTGGTTTTGGTACTAGTACTATTCAAGCAGTTACTTTTGGAAATAATATTTTTGTTAATGGTGGCGTCGGTGGAACTTTAACAACAGCAACACCCTCATTACTTTCTAGTGGTGGATTGGGCGCAAGAATTCACACCTCTACTGACACCATTTCTTGGACTGCAAGAACCACACCATCTGGAATAGAAATATCAAGGTTTTTAGCGGCAGGAAATAATACTTATGTTTCTTATAATTTAGACTATGATGGTTTAGTTGAATCTATTATTGCATCTTCAGATAATATTATTTGGCAACTAAGAACTTCTAGTGCTTCTAATATAAATTCTTTATCTTATAGTAATGAATATTATTTTTTAGGATCAATTCAAAGATATAATATGGGTTCTTGGACTTTAAGAACTTCTGTGGTTGATACTTCTATAAATGCTACAATGTATGATGGAACCAATTACTTTGCTGCCGGTGGTTTTGGAAGATTATCAATTTCAACAGATACAATTCATTGGACTTTAAGAACAACAGGATCTAATACTTCAATTGGATCTAGTGGTTTAGGAAATGCAATTTTATATGCTTCGGGACAAACTTATCCATACGTTATTTGTGGATCTGCTGACTCCGCAATTTATATGTTAGCATCTTCTACTGATGGAATTCGATGGACTTTAAGAACAACTGGAACTGCTAGTACTGCTGGTATTAATGCAATAGAATTTGCACAATCACCATCTCCACTTTATTTGATTGGAACAAATAATGATACCGGTGCTGAATTAGCAGTTTCTACAGATACTATTAATTGGTCTTTAAGAACTGCTGGATTTGTTAACACTGAGGGCAATGAAAGAATTAGTTCAATCTTATATACCTCTTTAGGTCCAACTCCTTATGTGATGGTTGGTGGAGCAAAAAGAACTCAAACTTCTACTGATGGGATAGTTTGGACTACAAGAACAAATCCTGGTGTTTCTACTAGTGGAGTTTTTTCTAAAGTAATATATGGAAGAGGAATTTATGTTGTTTGCGGAAACTCAACTAGTTCTGATTTTATCATCAATACTTCAACAAATGCAATTCAATGGACTGCAAGAACTGCTAGAGCCCCTGCTGGATTAGTAGGTTTTTCTGGAGTTAGTTATGGAAATGGAATTTATGTCGCTTCGGGTTATAGTAAGGCAATTGTTGTATCTACTGATGCAATTACTTGGACTTTAAGAACTTCTTCACTCGCATCTGGTAATGGTACTGGATCATTAGGTTTTGGTAATGGTATTTTTATAAATGGTTCATCATTTGGATCATTAGAAACATCAAATTTATCATCATCAAATTCTTTATTATTGGCATCAACAGATTCAATTACTTGGATCACAAGAACATTTATTTCATCAGCATTTAGTGTTTCTGGAGTTGCAAATAATAATACTAATTATCTTGGTTATCATCAAAATTTTGATGGTAGTTATGGAATTGCAGTTTCAACAGATACAATTACTTGGGAATTAAGAACATCTGGATTTGGAACGACACAAATAAACACTTTAGTATCGGGAAGTTCTTATGTTGCAGCAGGAAATTCTGGATTTCTTTGGTCTTCTACAGATACAATCACTTGGATTTTAAGAACTTCCGGAACCACTTCAAATTTAAGTGGTTCTGCTGTTAATGAGTATGATGAGTATATTGTTTCTGGTGCTTCTGGAGTATCTTTATATTCTACCGATGCAATCACTTGGATTTTAAGAACTTCTCAATTTGGTTCATCTGCAATTAACTCTGTTGCATATGGAAATAATATTTTTGTAAATGCTGGTGCCTCTGGAACATTATCAGCATCAAATGGATTTGGAGCAATATGGGAGTCTTTAAATGATACAACTACAATAGACCGAGTAACATACAAAGGTTCTCAAGAATTCACAACATCAGGAGCACAAACTTTCTTCATTCCTCCAACAGCAAAACAGTTTTATATTGAAGCAATCGGTGGTGGTGGTGGAGGTTCGGCAGGAAGATATATAACATCGCCAGGTTCTGGTTCTGGTGGTGGTTCTGGTGCTTATAATGCCTGGTTAATTCGTCGTGGAGAACTTGGAAGTGCTACTACGATGACTGTAACTATTGGTGCTGGTGGTGCTGGGGGAAGAAATAATCGTGGAATGAGCACAAGCACTGATGGTATTGTTTATACTCAAAGAGGTTCTGGTTTTGGTGCAAGTACAATTTTTACTTTAATGTATGATGGAACCAATTACTTTGCTGCTGGTGCTGGTGGTGTCTTAATAACCTCAAGTGATGGAGAAACCTGGACTTATAGAACTTCAGGTAGAACAACTCAAATTGGATATGCAACTGGAGGTAATGGACTTCTTTATGCAGCAGGACAAACTGAGGATTATGTTTATGCTGGTGCTTCTGGTTCTCTATCATCTTCAACAGATAGTGTACATTGGACCGCAAGAACTTCACCAAATAGCACCATAGCAATTCAGGCATTAGCATTTGGTTCATTACCTATAGCAACTTATGTTCGTGCTAATGCAACTGCTGGCAATATAGCAACATCAACTAATGCTATTCAATGGACACTAAGAACCACAGGTAATACTACTAATGTTATTAATGCATTATTGTATTCAACAGCAACTACAGAATATTATGTAAACTGCCGTGCTGCAGGAGTACTTCAAACATCCACTAATGCAATTGAATGGACTGCAAGAACATCAGGAACAGCAGCGGCACTTCATCAACTTCTTTATGGAGGTGTCTATGTAGTTTCTGGTGCTTCTGGTGTTATCAATACTTCTACTAATGCTATTGAATGGACACTAAGAACATCAGGAACAGCACAGGCACTTTATGGTCTTGCATATAATGCATCATTTACGGAAAAATATATTGCCGCAGGTGTTTCTGGTGCATTTTTATCTTCCACCGATGCAATTACTTGGACTTTGAGAACTTCATTATTCCAGTCATCACAAATTCAAGCAGTTACTTCTGGTTCTATTTTTGTTGCTGGTGGTGTTGTTGGTACAAATTCTGGAACAAGTGGTGCAAGTACAACAGTTACTTGGACTGGAAATACTCCAACAGGAACCGCAACTTATACACTAACTTCTGCTGCTGGAACTGGTGCTGCCGATAGCACAACAGCAGGTGCAGCAGGTGCAGCAGCAGCATCAACACTCAATCCTCTTTATACAACCGCAGGTCTTGCTGGTGGTGCTGGTCTTTCTGCAGCAGGAGCATCTAACAACTCAACGCAAGCAAATAGTGGGCAAGTGACTGGTGGTGGTAGTGGAGCATTTGCTTTTAATATTGGTGGTAATATTGGTGGTAGTGGATTAACTTATTATTATGGAAATTCTTATACAAATGGTGGAAGTGAGACTGGTGGAAATGGTAATGATGGTATTCCTGGTTCTTATACTGGAAACATTGGAGGTGGTGGAGGAGGTGGTGGAAGTATAAATGATGGCGTCCATAACTGGATTACAAGAACATCGGGATTTGGTACATCAGAAATCTCTACATTGATGTATGATGGAACTAATTACTTTGCTGCTGGTAGTGGTGGAGTTTTAACAACTTCTACAAATGGAATTCAATGGTCGAATAGAACATCAGGAACAACTGAAACTATAGGTTCATCAGGTTATGGACTTCTTTATGCATCAGGACAAACAGAACCTTATGTTTATTCTGGGGGAAGTTCTGTTGCTATTTTAGCAACCTCTACAAATTCAATTTCTTGGACTTTAAGAACTTCTCCAAACTCTACAACTCCAATAGAAGCATTAGCATTTGGTTCGTTACCTGAACCAACTTATGTTCGTTCCAATTCTCTTGCGAGAAACATAGCAACTTCCACTAATGGGATTCAATGGACTTTGAGAACTACTGGAGGAGGAGCTTCGTCTATATCTTCTTTATTATACTCTACAGCAACTACAGAATATTATACTGCAGGAAGAATTAGTAATGGTGGTTTAGATACTTCAACAGATGCTATTCATTGGACTCAAAGAATAGTTCCAACTAGTGGAACATTTAATACTTTAGTTTATGGTGGAGTATATGTTGTTGCAGGGTTCAATTTTACCGGTAATACATCAATTATTGCCACATCAACAAATCAAATTGAATGGACATTAAGAACTGCCGGATTTACAAATCAGTCAATTAATAGCATTTCTTATACTTCTAATAATTATGTTTTGGTAACTAATGATTTGTCATCAGGTATACCTACATTGGCAACTTCTACTGATGCCATTATTTGGACAGTAAGAACCTCTATATTTACTACTGGGTTATCCATCTCTGCATCTGTATACGGTAATAATATATTTTTAATCGGTGGATCTAGCGGAATACTTCAATCAGCATCAAGCATTTTACAATTAGCAGCAGGAAACGGAGGCAACGGCACCAGAGGTGGTGGAGGAGGTGGAGGTGGATATGCTTCAACAACAAGAGCATTTGGTCTTGGTGGTGATGGCGGTGCTGGATATGTTAGAATTACCTGGTGGTAAAAAACGCATACATATGGTAGAATGAATTTTATATTGACTTTGTTGTATGCCCCTGAATTATACAAATCAACCGAAAAATAATTTTAAAGGAAAAACAATCGCATTTTGTCTTCCGGGATTTTCATATTCTGGAACCTTTATGACCCAGATGATTCGTCTTTTATTTGACTTGAATCAGATGGGAATTAACTTTTATATTTCGCAGCACTACAGTTCAATGGTAAATTTTGCCAGAACTGATTGTTTGCAAGCAGATAATTTTGCAGGAACAATGTTAACTCCTTGGAGGGGTCAAGTTCCTTATGATTACATTATGTGGATTGATAGTGATATCATCTTTAAGACAGAAGACTTAATGGAACTTTTGTTGATGGATAAAGATGTTGCAACTGGTTGGTATGTCCAATCAAACGGAACACCAATAGCAAATCAATCCACTGTGGTTGAGAAGATGGATAAGAAACTTCTTATGTCTAAGGGTTCTTATCACTTTGAGACGATTGAAGAAATGCAACGCCGTTCAGGTTCATTCAAAGTTGATTATTGTGGATTTGGTTGGGTTCTAATGAAGAAAGGTGTATTTGAAAAAGTTCCTTATCCTTGGTTTGCACCTAAAAAAGTTCAACTCATCAAAGATGACGGAACAATTCTTGAGGATATGTGTTCCGAGGATGTTGCAATGTGTGAGGATTTAAGAGAATATGGATTTGAGATTTGGTGTAATCCAAAAGTTCGTGTCGGTCATCAAAAAATGGTAATTCTATAAAACTATGTTAAATTATTCTAATCAACAGCAACAATCTAAACCACACTTCAATGTAGTCATCACAACACCAGGAAGTTCAATGTGTGCCGACTATGTAAAGTGTCTTCTTGCAACGATTCATACACTTCAGGCAAATAATATTTCCTGGTTATATCAAAATGAATATGCCTCTCTTGTGACGAATGCACGAGAGGCAACAATTACTGGTTCCAGAAATTTAGAAGTCTTTAATTCTTCTCCAGGAAAAGGACAATACACTTATGATAAAATCTTCTGTATTGATAGTGATATTGTCTGGAATCCAGAGCAGTTTCTAAGACTTTATGCATCAGACAAAGACTTAATTTCTGCAGTGTATTTTGAGGCACAAGGAAATGATGCGATGATACACCGAAACAAAAATGATTTCCATCCAACATCAAGAGAAGAACTTCAACTTCTTCAACAACTCAACGAACCTATTGAAGTTTATGGAGTTGGTCTAGGATTTATGTGTATCAAGTCCGGTGTGTTTGAATCACTCAAAAGACCCTGGTTTGGACTCGGTAAGGTTCTACAAGAGGTTGATGGAGTAACCTATGAACTTCCACTCGGAGAAGACTTATACTTCTGTGAGAGGGTTGCAGAGCAGGGTCATAAGGTATTTGTAGACCCTAATATCATTGTCGGTCATATGAAGAGTAATGTGGTATGTTGAATTATAGTAACGAAAAGAAAATCTCAAAAACCATAGAAGTTTTTTATCATCTTTATATTCCAGACACCAATAATATGTGGATTTGGTGGGTGGACGAACAGATGAGTTTGTTGAAGACAGTTGGTCTTGCTGATAAGGCAACCATCAATATGTGCATCACTCTTCCTCTTGGACTTTATAATTCCAAGACAGGGCACTCATATGACCATATGGTAACTGGTTACATCAAAGATCGTTATCCATTTGTGAACATCATCGATATGAGAGGAACACAAGAGCAAGAAAATCTTTACGAGGGTCAGACTCTTGCGAAGATTTATGAACACTGTCTTCAGGATGATGGATATGTCTTTTATTTCCATAACAAAGGAATGAGTTCATATACAACTCATATTCCTGGTGCTCTCAAGGATTGGAGACACTATATGCAGTATTTTGATATTGAAAAGTGGGAAGATTGTGTTGCAAAACTAGACGAGGGTTATGATTGTTGTGGTGTTGATTGGGTAGAAAGACACGATATCAAACTTGATTTTGTCGTCCAACACTATGCAGGAAACTTCTGGTGGGCACGAAATGATTATATTCGTAAACTAAAGCATCCACTCAAGATTGAAGAGTATATGGATGTAGAGGCAATGATGCGAGAACTACAAAATTATCGTTATTGCTTTGAGTTATGGATGGCGACAGGACTTCCAAAGCAACATTGTTTCCACTATAGGAGACATCACCAGTATGATAATCAGGGACTAGAAAGATACTTCACTTATTATTCACCAGAAATGTATCGGGGGGATGTTGAGAAAGATGAGACTTCCTATGCGAGAAATAATTTAGATATTCTAATGGAAGTTGGAAGTCAAAACAACTTCAATTGGAGAGACCATAGAATGTTTGCCGACTGGTTAGTTCGTAGGATTCAACCCGAAACGGTTGTTGATTTGGGTGTTGATTATGCCTATTCAACATTCTGTTTTGCGGTTCCACAAATCGGTCATATTTACGGTATTGATAGTTTTGAGGGAGATTCATTTGCTGGTATAAGAAATACTTATGATTATGTTCTTGAAAAACAAAAAGAACTAGAACTCAATAATATCACATTCATTAAAGGATACTTTGATGATGTAGTCAAAACCTGGAATAACCCAATTGATATTTTACATATTGATGGTCTTCATACCTATGAGGCAGTTAAGAATGACTTTGAGAAATGGTCTCCATTTGTAAAAGAAAATGGTATAATTCTATTTCACGATACGATGGTAGAGAACCCAGAGTTTGGAGTGAGTAGATTTTTTAACGAAATTAATCTACCAAAAACAAACTTTAAGCATTGTAATGGTCTAGGAGTTGTGTCCAAAGATATTCATATCATTAATGAAATTAATAAAAACTTTGAGGAGTATATCAAATGAAGTTTAATTTAGTAAGAATTGTTCCGGATAATGGATTTGATGTTCACGCACAAGTCTTTCACGAAATTGAGGCATCAGTATTCTTCTCACTTCAACGATTGGGGTATGATGTAACCAATAGTGTAAATGACTTTGTAAAAGACCGTAGAAATATCGTGTTTGGAATGCATCACTGTCCTGTGGATGTTGTAAGACACGATATTCCAAAAGACACCATCATTTATTCTCTGGAGCAGATGAAGGATCAACCAGAGTGTATGAGATGGTGTCGTAAGTATCGTGGTCTTGAAGTATGGGACTATTCAATGAGAAATATTGAAGTCCTACAAAAAGCAGGTGTAGAAAATATCAAACACTTTAAGATTGGTTATGTTCCAGAGATTTCATACTTTGAGAGAAATAAACCACAAGACCGAGATATTGATATTCTTGCTTATATGTCTCCTTCACCACGAAGAGAACATATTATGAAACAGTTTGTTGACAACAAAAAGATTAATTTTGTTGCGGTTCAATCAACTTATGGTGATGTGAGAGATGAACTAATTAAGAGAGCAAAGTTAGTCATTAACCTTCATAATCGTGATAATCAAATCTTTGAGATGGTTCGTGTAAGTCATCTTATCCAAAACAAAGTTCCTGTTCTTTCCGAAAGAAATCCAGATACTGATTTTCCAGATTATATGGAAGATACTGTATTCACTTCAACTTACAACCGTTTCGTAGATACTGCATATAAACTTCTTAAGAAACCAGAAGAACTTGATGTTCAGGCAGAAAAAGGTCTTGAAATCTTCAAGAAGTCTCCGATGGAAAACTTCTTAAAAGAGGTTATTGAATGAAAGTCATAGATGCTTTTTCTTTTTTTAATGAGTTTGATATTCTTAAACTTCGTCTAGAATATCTTCGTGATGTTGTTGATTACTTTGTAATCAGTGAATGTAACTACACTCACTCTGGTAAAGAAAAACCATATTATCTCAATCGAGTCATTGATGAATTTGATGAAGAACTTCGTTCTAAGATTATCTCACTTCATTATGAACCAGACATCAGTGATTATGATTTCTCAAATAAAAAAGAGTGTGACTTTGAGTCTGGATTTTGGAAACTAGAAAGAGGACAAAGAAATCATATTTTAGAAGGTCTTAAGAACTTCTCTCCCGATGATTTGTTTATGTTGAGTGATGTAGATGAGATTCCCCGTAAAGAATTGATTCAACATCTCAAACAAAATGGTCTTCCCGAGAACAAACTTGCTCTTGCAAGATGTGATAATTTCTATTATAATTTCTTCACTTATGAGAACAGCACTTGGGGTGGAACTGTATTCACGAATGTTGAGACCGCATCCAAAACAACCACAGACTTTTTGAGAGGTCGTTCTTATGAGTTTCCTTTCTTTGAGAATGCTGGATGGCACTTCACATTCTTTGGTGGCATCAAACAAATTCAAGATAAGTTAAATTCTTATGCACACCAAGAGTTTAATCAAGAGAATATCAATAACTTAAAAAATATTGAAGATGCAATACAAAATAAAAAAGATGTTCTTAACAGAAAACACGAAAACAAAAACTTTAAGTCCTATAACTTTTTAAGTTTTCCAGAAGATTTTAGAAATTTTATCACTCAAATATTTCCAAAGGAGTTTTATGAAATGACAGATGAAGTTAATATGAAACCAGAATATCTACACAATAATATGCCTCCACTTCTTGAGGCATCTTTGAATCCTGATGGTACTGGTGGTACGGAAATTATGGGTCGTGCCTGGCAAGATTATGTTCTTCCTGCTGCTCCAGACCTTGCTGACTGGCACTGGTGTGTAATTCCTGGTGATAACATCATTGCTCCAGATAATTCTAACATTGTTTGGTTGCATCCTCATCATATGGAAGAGGGTCTTGAGCAACTGATGGACAAACAATTCCAGAAACACTTTAAGGCATATGTCTTTGTTTCTGACTGGCAGTATGAAAGATTTATGGAAAGATTCCAACTTCCAATGGAGAAGTGTTATGTTCTTAAAAATGCAACACAACCATTTGAAAAGCACGAAAAACCAAATGGCAAGTTGCAGTTGATGTTCCATCCAAATCCAATTCGTGGATTAGATGTTCTTCTTGAAGCAATTAAACTCATTCCTGAAGAAGATTTTGACCTTCATATTTTCCATGAACTTGATCCCGATGAACGCAAAAAGCAACATCTTGAAGGTATTCAAACATACGAATACTCACATGTTGGACCACAAGAAGAGGCATTCCTTCGTTATTGTTTGAGACTTGCACAAGAAGATAAAAGAATCGTTCGTCATACTCGCACAAACAATTCTAAAGTTCGTGAGCAACTAATGAAGACTCATATTTTTGCCTATCCGGCATACTTTATGGAGACTTCTTGTATCTGTATGATTGAGGCATTGTGTGCAGGGTGCTCTGTTCTTTCTAGTAATCTTGCTGCACTTCCTGAAACTGGTCTAGGTTTTGCACGACAGTATGGATTTATTCCAGATAGGCAAAAGCATATTGAAAGATTTGCAAAAGAACTGAAGAGAACGATTACTGAGTATCGTGAAGGTAAGTTTGATAATACTCAACAAGTTGAGGTGTGCAATAAATATTATAGTTGGGACACACGAGTTGAACAGTGGGTTCAATTTTCAAAAGAACTATGGAGAAAAAATTAAAAATGGAAACAAAAACTGAAACTTTAACATTACCAGTAATGCACTTATATCATTTAACTGCTGATCCAGCAAATGATACTGGATATACAATGGAACAAGTGACTCAAATGCTTGAAGAGCATGGTGCAGAGTATTTGGTAGAGGCAACAATCACACATCCTGTTCCACCTCCTTACAGTGTAGAGAATGATATTGCTGCTCATGAAGCAAGAATTACTAATAATCAAGAGACAATTGCTAATTTAACAACTCAACTTTTGGATCTTGAAGAAGGGACTGATGAATATTCTACGATTCAAGAGCAAATAGCATCTATTGAATCCGATATTACCTATTGTGAGGAGCACATTGCTAATCTACAGACATCTTGACTTTTATCAAAAAATACTCTATAATACTCTTGTCTTTCATTTCTTCGTATCTTTGAGAATGAAAGACTCTCTTCGGTGGTATAATAGAGAGGGTTTTATACCCTCTTTTTTTCTTATATAAATTAATATAAAATCTTATAAAAATATGAACTTTGCCGTATATTCTAAAGACGATTGCCCCTTTTGTTACAAGATTAAAACTGTTTTGGAGTTGACAGGAAATAACTTTGTGGTGTATAATCTTAACAAGGACTTCACAAAAGAAGAGTTCTATGCTGAGTTTGGTGAAGGTTCCACATTTCCACAGGTTATTTGTGACGACAAAAAATTGGGCGGTTGCACTGACACCGTTAAGTTTCTGAAGGAACAACAAATGGTATAATGTCAGACATAAATAATGATATAACACCGAATCGTGGTGTAGAACTTATACTTACTGGAGGAAAAAGAAAACAACCTAAACTTTTTCATCTTATATTCGAGAAGATGATTTCCTTTCTCAAACGAGAAATAACCATCTATTTTGAATTTTCGATAAAGTCAAGGAAAGTCGAGTAGTTTCCCAGGAGAAAAAAAATGTTGGCAACTAGTTTAGTTATAGGTTCATTCTTAACCGTACTATTTTTTATAATGGGTCTCTTGTTGGGTTGGGTCGGCAGAGAATATATGATGACTCATCAAGAGGGTCCAAAGCAAATCGCATATCATCCAGAGTTTTATGATAAGGACGGCGATCTTATTGATGAAGAAATCGTTTCTGTAAGATTTGAACCCGGATACTTTGATGATGACGATGATGACGATGATGAAGAAGAATAAACTCTAAATATCATTAAGATTATAATTACATATTAAACAATTATGACAGCGACAAAAGCAAAACCAAAAACAACTCCATCGGTAAGTATTGATTTACCAGCAAATCCTTTTACCTTTGAGGTTCTGAATCTTGTAGCAAAGCAAAGAACCAATATCAAAAAAGTTGAGGTTCTACAAAAATATAATGACCCATCACTGAGGGCAATTTTTATCTGGAACTTTGATGAAAGTGTGACATCTTCTCTTCCCGAAGGTATTGTTCCTTATTCAAGTGTGGGAGAGCAAGGTTCATTTAGTGGAACTCTCAGTGAAAAGATTGATGATGCCGTGGGAAAAATGGGCGAGATTGGTTCCAATTCACTTGGTTCACAAGATCAAGGTTTTTCATCAATTCGTAAAGAATATTCAAAGTTTTATAACTTTATTAAAGGTGGTAATGATGGACTGAGTTCTCTTCGTAGAGAAACGATGTTCATTAATATTCTTCAGGGTCTTCATCCTCTAGAGGCAGAGATTCTATGTCTGGTCAAAGATAAGAAACTTGAAACGAAATATAAAATCACGAAGGAAATTGTTTCTCAGGCATACCCAGAAATCGTATGGGGAGGTCGTTCGTGAGTCGAGTTCGTGATATAAAAAGAAATACAATCGAGGATAATACTACAGTGGAATGGACTCCAGAAGAAAAAAAAGATATTCCTCCTCGCTATGGTTGTGAGATTCTGGTTGAGAACGGAACTCTTGCTCAGATTAAAGATACCTCTTTTCCCAATGATGCCTATGTTGTGTCTTATACACTAAGGGGAAATTCTTATATGGATTTGTGTCGTGGTACAAGAGTTAAAATCTTTGATATGTATTACGATAAGTTCGGTCCAGACGTAGTTACAAAAATTGATTGGGGATATGGAAGAGTATCTCCTAGGATTTGGGGATACAAAGCACCCGAAAAGAAAAAGAGAAAGTGATTTCTCATATCGGGCAAAAAAATTCCCCCAAAATTTTTGCCCCTTAAGGTTTTTTAAAAAGGTAGCAGCATGATACAGTTTTGGTATCAGTTGCTACTTTTTTGATTTTATGCTAATATATACAGTACGTTGATCGCACACGCGACGGAAGTACCATTTGGGAAGCAACGCACCAATACCTAAAAAGTAAAGGAGCAAACCTAATGTCCAAAGTCGTATATCGTGGTGTTGAATATGATACCCAAAAGCGTATTGAATACCAACAGCAAATGATGCAGCAACCCCAACAATACAACGAAACCTATCGTGGTATTAAGTATGTAAAGGAGGGGCACAAATGAACACTTATTTCGTTCGCTATCTTAAAAGAAAAGCAAAGAAGGAAAAACTCCTTCAAGTAGCACAACTGAATATGGCAAAAAAACCACAAGTTGCCTGAAACTGGGAGGATTGACATCCTCCCTTTTTTTATGTAAAATAAGACGAGAGTATTGCAAGATATGGACAAAGAAAAATTAAAACTTATCGTTCGTAATATGGAATTGCTTGTGGATTCATTAAAGGCAGAAATCTATTCTGATGTTTCTGCTTATACTCCTATGGAACCGATGAGAAAACGGGCAGTTTTAGATTATGACGAAATTTTTGAGGATAGTGATTTAGATGACGAATAGAGCAAAAGAACTGGTAAAGTTGCTTGAAAGATTGAGTAAACAAGACCATCTTTATTCTGATGAGCAACTGATAGAAATGAAACAACAATTGCGAGTTGTAAAACAAGAACTTGCAGAACTTGAAGCAAAAACATCAAAAGGATTTGGAAAGAAATGAGACCTATTAAAGCAAAAGATCTTCTTGAACTTGACCGTTATATGAAAGTTGTGATGATTCGTCAAACACAACTTCCGCAAACTCTTGTTTATCAGGCAGGTAAGAATGATTATTCGGAAGACCCTATTCATACCAAAATGACTCCCGGTGAAAAGGAATGCGGTAAATGGGTGATTGAACAACTTCTTGCAAATGAAAGAGGGCACTGGGGACCGCTGGAGCATCCTGCCATTTCTCTGGACTGTGTTGGGTTCGTTCATAATGTCATCGTACAGGCAAGAACTCATCGTGTTGGTGTAAGTTTTGATGTTCAATCACAAAGGTATACTGGTCGTCGTGTACTGAAGGTTGCCAAAGGTGAACTGAAACCCGAAGAGGTTTATTATGTGCGTCCAGAAGGTCTCTACTTGGACCGTAAAGGGCACAAGTACGAATGGACAAGGGAAGACTACGAAAGGCAGTTAAAGTTCTGTCTGGCGGCATCTGAGAGGTATGCTGAGGGTTACGAACAGCGTGGTATGGCAGAAGAACATCTTCGTGATTACCTTCCTCAAAACATTCGTCAGAACTTTGTGGTCTCATTCTCCCTTCGTGCCGCACTTCACTTCCTTGACCTGAGAGCAAAACTTGATGCTCAGGTAGAGATTCAGGCTCTCTGTGAAGGAATGGTTCCTGTAATGAAAGCGTGGGTTCCAGAAATCTTTAGTTATTATGAAGAGAAGCGTCTTCATAAAGCACGGTTGAGTCCATAAATATTTTTGTCTTGATTTTATAACAATGGCAACGTACCCTATAGTGAATACAAAAACTGGTGAGCAGAAAGAAGTGGAAATGAGTGTCCACCTTTGGGACCAGTGGAAAATAGACAATCCTGAATGGGTTCGTGATTGGTCCGATCCTTCTACCTGCCCTTCTCCAGGAGAAGTTGGTGAGTGGAGGGATAAACTGATCGCACGGAATCCGGGATGGAATGAAGTCTTGGAAAAAGCAAGTAAAGCACCAAAATCAAACGTAAAGAAACTCTAATGGCAAGAAGAAAAAGAGCAGAGCAACCAATCGGTGTTGGTCTTACAACTCGTCAGGCAAAGCGTAAAAAACCGTTAAGTTCTGAATATCTAGTAGATATTGATCCACTTACCGAAAATCAAAAGAAACTTTTCAATTCTTATGCCGCTCAAAAACATTTAGTTGCTTATGGGTGTGCCGGAACCGGTAAAACTTTTATTACTCTTTATAATGCTCTTCGTGAGGTTTTGGATGAAAGAACACCTTACGAAAAAATCTACCTTGTTCGTTCTTTAGTTGCCACAAGAGAAATTGGATTTCTTCCCGGTTCTTATGATGACAAGTCAGATATTTACCAGATTCCTTATAAGAATATGGTGAAGTATATGTTCCAACTTTCAAGTGATGCCGAATTTGAGATGCTTTATGGCAATCTTAAGGCACAGGAAACAATTAAGTTCTGGAGCACCTCATTCCTCAGAGGAACTACGCTTGATAATTCAATTATTATTGTAGATGAGTTCCAAAACGCAAATTTTCACGAATTATGTTCTATTATTACTCGTGTCGGTGAAAATTCCAAGATTATGTTTTGTGGTGATGCTACTCAATCTGATTTAATTAAAACAAATGAAAAAAATGGTGTAATTGACTTTATGAAAATTTTGAGAACTATGCCTTCTATTGATATAATTGAGTTTGGTATTGATGATGTGATTCGTTCAGGATTAGTTAAGGAATTTTTAATTGCTCAACACGCACTTGGATTGTAAATTATATGTCTAACTCGTGGAAGTTTACATTTATATAAATAATTATAACCTTCTATGAGTTAGATAATGTATAAAATTTACTTAATTACTAATTTTGAAAATAAAAAACAGTATATTGGAATAACCAAATTTTCCATTACTGAAAGATTTTATCAACATACCAAAAGAGGATTTCTTTTAACTGAAGCAATCAAAAAATATGGAGAAGATAAGTTCTTTATTGAATTGATTGAAGAAGTTGACTCTGCTGGAAGAGCATATGAATTAGAGCAGTATTACATTAAAGAATATAATACCAAAGTTCCTTATGGTTATAATTTAACTGATGGTGGTGACGGCATTTTTGGTTGGGAAGTAACCGAAGAATATCGTCAAGAATGTTCCGAAAGAGTTAAGCAACTTCATAAAGAAAAAAAAGTTGGTATGTACGGTAAGAATCATAGTGATGAAACAAAAAGAAAAATGAGTGTTGCCTCAAAAGGTAAATCAAAACCTTGGTTAATTGGAAGAAAACTGAGTCCAGAATCTATTGAAAAATTGCGTCAAATAAATCTTGGTAGAGTTCTTAGTGATGAAACTAAGAAAAAAATTAGTGAAAATCATCACGATGTAAATGGAGAAAATAATCCTATGTATGGAAAAAAGCACTCCCCAGAAACTATTGAAAAGTTAAAAGAAAAGGCAAAAAATCGTCCAAAGAGAGTTTGGATTAATAATGGTATTGAAGAAAAACTTATGAATATTGACGAATCTATACCTATGGGTTATAATAAAGGAAGAGTGAGGTCTTAAATGTTTAATCATCTTGATAATGTACTTCCTCAACTTGAAAGAGAAACAATTGATGGAGTCCGATATTATTCCGTACCCGATGAGGACCAACTGCTCAAGTTGGTCTCTATCACTTCCGTAACCAGTCATTTTAATAAGGAAATTTTTGTTAAGTGGAGAAAAAAAGTCGGCACAGAAGAGGCTGACCGTATCACCAAAGCAGCAACCAGTCGTGGAACAGACCTACATACTTTAGTTGAGAACTATCTTTATAATAGGGACCTTCCTCCAGTTCAACCCATATCAGATTTTCTTTTTAAGATTGCTAAATCAGAACTGAACAGGATTAATAATATCTACTGTCTGGAAGGGGCTCTATATAGTAAACAACTTGGTGTTGCCGGTACTACTGATTGTATTGCCGAGTTTGATGGAGAACTTGCCATCATAGACTTTAAGACTTCTAAAAAACCAAAACCAAGAGATTGGATTGAGAATTATTTCGTTCAGGCGATGTTCTATGGAATGGCACTCTATGAGATGACTGATATTAGAGTCAAAAAACTAGTCATCATTATGGCGTGTGAAAATGGTGAATGTGTTGTTTATGAAGAGAGAGACCTTAACAAATATATGAAACTTGTTGTGGAATATATTAAAAAGTTTGTGAATGATAAACTTGAACTAATGTCTATTTGACTAATTGATTATTTTATTTTATACTACATATTATTACTCTTAAATTATGGCAAATATATTAGAGACATTTCTAGAAATTAATATAGAATCTATGGAACAAACGGAAACGAACAAAGAATTAGAAAAAGCAATAGAGGATAAGTTTCTTACTCCTTCCAAATTTGCTTTAGAAATTGAAAAAATAGTTGCGGAAGAAAACTGTAATTATATTGATGCTATTTGTCATTATTGTGAAATCAACGGTATTGATGTAGAATCGGTTACTAAATTGATTTCTAAACCTCTTAAAGAAAGATTAAAGTATGATGCGATTAGTCTTAACTTTATGAAGAAAACTTCCCGTGCTCGTTTGCCTATCTGATGTCACCATTTGAAACTTATCAGGCATATTTGGGAATCAAGAATCATTTCACCAATCCCAAATATGATTACTTTAAATATAAAAAAACAAGAGCAACACTTACATCATTTAATAAACGCAAAGACCGGTATTTTTTCGAGAAAAGTTCTCGTAAATATTCGGACAAAGAAATAGTAGATTTTCTAGTATCAAATTTTATAGTAGCGGATAATCCCCAAAGTATGTGGATTGGTGAAATTATTAATTCTGGAGAAAGAAATTACCAAGAATGGATGAAAAGACAGCAGAGTCTGACTTACTTATTCAAGGAGCAATCAACAGAATTGTTCTCTCAGACAAAATTAGAGAATGTATTTGACTGCTCAAAAGGTCATCCAATTCTTCTCAAAACATTTCTAAAAGGTGAACTAGTACCTGAAATAATGGTAATTTATGATATAATATTTTCGTATATTAGTGAGTTTGATAAGAAACTTCTGGACCCTGTATGGGAAACCGTAAGTTTAAAAATCAAGAAATACAAACCTTTTCTAAATACAGACATATTCCAGTACAAAAAACTTTTACGGGACATTATAAATGAGTAGTTTTTTTGATTCTGATATTATTCAGGATGAATTAAAAGAAATTAACGAACTTCAAGAGTTTATATACAATAGTATTTTAACTTTTGGTATGATGCCTCGTGAAGATAAGCTGGAACATATTGATAAGATGACACGACTGCTTGAAAAGCAGAGAATTATGTATACCAGACTTTCTCTTTCTGATGACCCTCAAGCAATTGAGATGAAAGAGAATCTGAGAAAGTCCGTTGCTCTGATGGGATTTCCACCGGAGACTGATATGAGTATTCTTTTCAGTAGTATGACAAAAACCATTGAGTCGCTCAAAAACTACCTTGACTGATGAGCGATTTTTTGCTATAATATCTAAGTAAATCTCCCGAATCCAAACTATCCGAGGTATCTAAAATGGGCTTTGCTGACCTTAAAAAACAATCTAAACTTGGTTCTCTCACCGAAAAACTGGTGAAAGAAGTTGAAAAAATGAATAATTCTGGTAATTCTGTAGATGAACGTTTTTGGTCTTTGACCGTAGATAAAGCGCAAAATGGTTATGCCGTCATTCGTTTCCTTCCTGCTCCTGATGGTGAAGACCTACCATTCGTCAAAGTCTATTCTCACGCCTTTCAGGGTCCTAACGGTTGGATTATAGACAATTGCCTCACTACTCTGAATCAGAAGTGCCCTATCTGTGAGCACAACTCTGGTCTCTGGAACTCCGGTATGGATTCCAATAAAGAAGTCGCACGTAAGCAGAAGCGTAAACTGACTTATGTAAGCAACATTTATGTGGTGAAAGACCCTACTAATCCTGAAAACGAAGGTAAAGTCTTTCTGTTCAAGTATGGTAAGAAAATCTTTGACAAACTCACGGAAGCGATGCAACCCGAGTTTGAAGATGAGACTCCTATTGATCCGTTTGACTTCTGGACCGGTGCCAACTTCAAACTGAAGGCAAAGAATGTTGCCGGTTATAGGAACTATGATTCTAGCGAGTTTGCCTCTCAGGGTGCTCTTCTGAATGATGATGATGCTATGGAAGCAATCTGGAAGAAGCAGTATTCTCTTGCAGAGTTTGTTGCTCCTGACCAATTCAAGTCCTATGAGGAAATGAAGAAGCGTCTTGATTCCGTTCTTGGTGGAAAGTCTACTCGTGTTGATTCTGAAGTTGAGGATGAGGATGACTATCGTGGTCCTGCTCCTTCTTTGACCGAAGACCTGCGTAGTGAACTCAATAATCTGAAACCGACTCGCCCTGTTGAGGATGATGACGATGATGATGCACTCTCATATTTTGCAAAGTTGGCATCTGACGACTGATTCATAATACACCAAAGGGGAGATTTTTCTCCCCTTTTTTATGGCATCGTGATTCTTGTGTTTTCGGTACGGATTAGTTTCTTATCAACATATTGAGAAGATTTATCATAATACATAATCTTTCTCATATCATTTAAATATTGTTGTAGATAATCAGGTCTCAGTAGATATATCGTTCTTTTTTCTATGTTCTTTCTGGTTTCGTATTCATAATTACTAATACCAACAACAGGATTTAAAGTTTGTATAGGAATATTAGGGTCTGGAATGGTAAAGTTTGAATCTACAATTTTACCGGACGGAAGGATTAATCTTCCATTAGAATCTTTGATTTCTGTGGTTTCGTAGTGATGAACCGCATTTAAGTCATTTCCATAAACATTTTCGGCATATCTGTATAAGTCTCTATCAGAAAGAGGCCATTCATTTCTTACATTTACAATACCGGCAGTCATAAGAACCACCCAGTCATAATCTGCCTTGCCATAAACTTCTTCTGCAACAGTATCAGGTCTTGCACCTTCTGGAATCTGATACTTATTAAACAGAGTGAAAACATTCTGTAAGTCATCACGAAGTTTTACCCGACGAAATAGATTCTTTGCTCTTACATAATTCTGTGAGGAATTACTATCGGCAAAAGGTGATTGATACTCTAGGTCTGGTAATTCTCTAAAATAAGACATATTAGTAACCTACTGCTTGTTGTCCAATACTACTATTATAATCTTCATTATAAATCGGATTGAGTTCGGTAAAACTAAGAGACAATTTCATATGAACCGGAGTTTTATCAGCATAAGTAGCATATGAACCTGAACCCGTATAATTCATACCCATACTCGTCAAAGCACAGGGTTTGAATTTGTTTAGGTAAGGATGGTCCTGACTTCCACTCTTATATTTTAGAAGGAAAATATTTGGTGCTGAAATGAATAAACCAGCACCTTCAGTATTGCTACCAGTTTTTGGTGCCATAGATTGCTTAAAGATTCTTATAATTTCTTTAACAACATTTGATTCTTTTTCATCTCTTGGAGCAAAATCAAAATCAAATTGAAAAGTCCTTAGATTGACACCACTGAAAAGTAATTCTAGATTTGGATTTAAAACTTGACCCGATGATCTCGATAGAAGTGCAGTTGGATTTACACTTCCATTTGATACACTATTTACTAATGCGGAACTAAATGCATTTATTACTAAATCTTGCCCTCCCCCCTGAGTTAATACTTGCATACCAGTTGTACCTAAGTTCTTAATAGCATCAATAGTGCCTTCCCCAAATCCTTTAGATTTAAGAATACTTCCTGCTGCTTCTACACCTGCAGCAGCGAGAGGATTTAAACTATCATCACCCCAATTGACCTGATTTGTATCTCCAATATTTGATGGTATTGGTAATTGTATTGTTTGTCTTGCTTTCTGCTTGGAATTTTTTTCTGTTCCTGTTGCTAATTTAAGATTGTTTACTCCAGTTTCGAGTCCCGGAGGAACATACTCAATCACACCTATTTCTAGGTAATCGTCATTTTTACCAATACTCTTCTGTGGATATCTAAGAGGTGCCGCAGACGAAGAAAGTTTGGCAGAAGCAGATCCAGCAATTCTTTCCGCATTTGGTGATAAACTTCTTGATATGTTAAATCCGTTTACCATTTATCTTTTTTAGTTATTTATCTTGATTTGTCCAAAAGGTATTCTTCTTAAATCACCAACTTCATTTTTATCCACAATATGTAGGGGTCCAATCACTTCTTCAAAGGTATATTGTCTCTGTTCCCCCCAATGAAAGTTAATACCACTAAATCCCCAAGAATAAACATTTGTAACGGCAACCAGAGGATGTGCATCATATCTTACACGAGGAGTCTTCGGTCTATAAACAAAAGTATAAAAATTACCTGCCTCTGGAGAAGTAGTTGTTTGTTTTAATACATCAAGTATTTCTAACATCAAATCCTCCGCATTTTCTGTTCCGTATAAGTTTTTAAGCAGGGGTTTGATACGGTTCATTTTTTACCAATTCCAAGCTCATTTTCAGTCAAAATTCTGAAGGTCCATCCTCTGTCCTTACAATATTCTCTTGCCGCTTCCCACTTTGATTGGTTTTTGGCATACTCATAAGCTTCATAGATATATCCTTTGGTCTGCCTTTTTGGTTTTGCTGGTGGCATCGTTTGCTTATAAGGTTTAATTTCAATCAGATATTTCTTAATACTACCATCTGGTTCTTTGACCTTTATATAAGCATCTGGAAAATATCTATGAACTTTGCCATCTACAGGAGAACGATAAGGAATTGCAAGTTCTTCGGAAGCATACTCTAAAATATTTTCATTCGTATCACAATATTTTAGAAACTTCAATTCCCATAAAGACCGATAGATGATGTTGGTGGGGTCTCCAACATATTTTTCAGGAAATGATGGTTTAAATTTTCCCTTATAAGACATCTAAATACTTATACTAATAAGACTCATAAAAGGTATTTAGAGTGCCTAGTATCCGCAGAATATCCGACTTTAAACCACTATTTACGAATCTGGCTCAGAGTTCTCACTTTCAGGTCATATTTGGTGGTTTGCCCGGTCCGCTTTTATCACATCTTGCAATAAGAGGTGTTAACCCATTATTTATTGCTAATGATGCCGGACTACTTTGTTTTTCGGCATCACTACCAGGAACCACACTAGCAACCGCAGATATTACCAATAACTACACGGGAGTAAACGAAAGAGTTGCTCATCGTAGAATCTTTACAGAAATTGGTCTAGAGTTTTATGTTGATAGTAATTATACCACTTTAAAATTTATAGAGCACTGGATGGAGTTTATTGCTAGTGGTTCTAATGAAAATCCATCAAGAGACGGATATTACTTTAGAATGAGATATCCAAGAGATTATAAGAGTGATATGACTAAAATTATTAAGTTTGATAGAGATTATAATGTAGAAATTGAGTATAATTTTTTCGGACTATTTCCACTTTCTTTAAATTCAGTACCAGTTCAGTATAATGGTTCTGATATATTGAAAATGAGTGCCACATTTAATTATGAAAGATATGTTTGTGGCAGAACACTAAGTTTGGATTTTAACCGAAATGATGACAATAATAAAGTTTCTAATACTGTTGTCAACAGCACTATAAATCAAGTAAATAGACAAAATAGACTTGCAACAGGAAGAGATGAGTTGATTAATAGAAATCTCAATCTTGGAACTGGAAGACTAGATGATCCAAGACCTGTCGGTGTTGCATAAGTCGTCTAAATAATTTTAACTGAACTTTATAGGATATTATGCCTTTACCAAAGATTGCAACTCCAATTTATGAGTTGGAAATTCCATCATTAAAAAAGAAAATTAGATATAGACCATTTCTGGTTAAAGAAGAAAAAATTCTGATTATTGCTCTAGAAAGTGAGGATTCTAAACAGATTGCAAATGCAGTTAAGAATGTTATTTCAAATTGCATTTTAAGCAAAGGTGTTAAAGTAGAAGATTTATCTACATTTGATATTGAGTATTTGTTTCTCAATATCAGAGGTAAGTCAGTTGGAGAAACTGTTGATGTTTTAATCACTTGTCCTGATGATGAAACAACTCAGGTTCCGATGAGTATTAATTTAGATGAAATTAATGTTGAAGTTGACCCAAAACATTCTCGTGATATTAAATTAGATGATACTCTGACTTTGAGAATGAGATATCCATCTATGACTGAGTTTATCAAGAATAATTTTGATTCTGGTGATGGTGTAAGTGTTGATGATACTTTTGATTTAATTATATCCTGTATTGAACAGATTTATTCGGAAGAAGAATCTTGGACTGCAAGTGATTCTACTAAAAAAGAACTACTAGAATTTGTAGAGCAATTAAGTTCCAAACAATTCAAAGAAGTTGAAAAGTTCTTTGAGACTATGCCTAAACTTTCTCATACAATCAAGATTAAAAATCCAAAAACTGGTGTAGAAAGTGAAGTTGTGTTGGAGGGATTATCGGCTTTTTTCGTGTAGCCCTCTCCCACACCGATCTTGAGTCATACTATAAGACTAATTTCGCACTAATTCAACACCATAAATACTCTTTGACTGAACTTGAAGATATGTTGCCTTGGGAGAGGGAAATTTATATAACTCTCTTACAAAATTATATTGAAGAAGAAAACCTAAAGAATCAAGCAAATGGCTGATTTAGCACAAATAGCTCAAAGTGGGGTAGATCCTATATCAGGGTCCTATTTGTCTGCGGAAAAAAGAAAGGCACTGTTCAAAAGAAGTAAAGTTTCATCAAATATTTTTGGTGGAGGCGGAGCACTTGTTCCAATTAGTAAAAAATCAGATCCAGAGACTCTGGCAATTGTAAAGTCTCAATCATCATCAATAACTTCCGTACAACAGCAGGTTAATACCTTAAGTTCTGAGGTTGCTAATTTAAATAAAGTAATCTTCATTCAGACCCAAACCGTAAATGGAGTTCAAGAACTAGTAGGAAGTTTAAGAGGTGAAGTTACTGGGTTTAATTCTTCTTTAAATAACGTTGCAAAGGCAATCAATACCGATAGTGTTCTAGAACAGAATCGTATAAAGCAAGAAAACGAAGAGCAAAGAAGAGCAACAGAATTAGGATTAAGAGCAGGTAGAGAAAGTCTTTTAGAAAAAGCAATACAAAATGCATTAATTGCTCCTGTTCAGGCAATTGCACAAAAAACACAATCTATTCTAAGTAGATTATCACAGTTCTTTGGAACATTATTGCTCGGATGGTTGACCAATCAAGGAATTGAAACTCTTAGAGCATTATCTGAGGATAATGGCAAAAAATTAATAGAAATTAGAGATAATGTTCTAAAGGCTCTGGGAATTGGTGCCGCAACGTTATTCCTATTAAATGGTGGATTTCTTGCTATTGCCGGAACCATTACAAGACTATCTCTTAAAATTGGAGGATGGTTGCTTAAGAATACAATTGGTAGATTTTTTGGAGCACTTGGAGCTCTTTTGAAGAGTGCCGGAAGTGCAATAGTTTCAACAGCAAAGGCTGGAGCAGCAGTAATAACAGGAAAAGGAACAAAAGCACCAACACCTGCTACTGCTGCTGCCGGGTCTGCTGATGATGTTGCTCGTGCCGCCGCTCCAGCTGCTCGCGCTGGTGCCGCTGTTGCAGATGATGCCGCTAAAGCAACTGCGAAAACAGCAGGAAGATTTGTTCCTGGATTAGGTACAGTTATTTCTGGAGGTGCTGCTTTATATGATTTTTCTAGAGGAGACCCTCTTGGAGGTGCTTTAAATACTATTGGAATGCTTCCTGGACCTTTTGGTTGGGCAGGAACTCTTGGAAGATTGGCTCTTGAGGGAACAAGAATAGCAGGCGGAACTGATAATAAACCGCAAACGCCATCAGCAACTTCTCCAACACCAACAAAGTCAACAACTACCGCAGTAAAACCACAAAGTCCAGTAATACCATCATCTACAAAACCACCAACAACTACTGCTGCACCTGCTGCTGCTTTAAGTGATAAACCATTTGAACAGCAAATGAGTGATTTAAAGGCACAGGCAAATTCAATTGATTTCACTCAGGCACCACAATATGGAGAACTCAATATAACACCAGAGGATAATAGACAGGTTTCATCTCAATCAACTCAGGTAAATATAAGACCACTACCAGCACAGACTGATAGGATTTCTACTCAAGTTAATGTTGGTCCAGCACCCGCACCCGCACCAAATGTAATTTACAGAAGAGTTGGTTCTTCTGCTCAACAAAGGTCAGGTGCCGCTCCTACTGGTGGTCCCGTAAATGAAGTTCCATCAATATTAGCATCAAATCCAGATAATTTCTATGTGCTCTACTCACAAGTAAATTATAACGTGGTGACATAAGATGGCAGTAGCAGTAAAACCATCCAAAAGTTTACTTAATATTCGTTCTGGAATTAAGTCCATAAAAGATTCATTCTCTGGACTGAGAAAGAATAGTGAAAACCTGAATGAGGTTGTGCTG